CCCATTCCTTGACGAAATCAGCAAGCGCCTTGTCGCCGACCTTGGCCACGCGATTGTCGCCGTCAGCCGCGATCTGCACCTGGCTCGACAGCATCGCGATCGCGCCCTTCTGATGCGCTGGGTTGGTAACACCGGCAGCTGTCAACTGCTCGCGAAGGCCATTTTCGACCACCAGCTTCTGCGTGAACGCAGCTTCGGACTTGAGCGCGGCCTCGACCTTTTCTCTCGCGGTCGTTGCTTCCTTGGCGGTCTTTTCGGCGACTGTGAGCTTGGCCTTCAACTGGTCGACCTCGGACTCCAGAGCCGCCACGTCCTCGGGTTTGATGTCCTGCGTCTTGCGAAGATCAGCCTTGAGTTTCTTGTTGTCGCCAATCAGCTCGTCGATCTTGTCCTTGAGACCGGAAACCTCTTTCTCGACTGCCGCGTCGACCTCGTCCTTGGTGAATGTCTTGTCGTCTGCCATTGGGAAATCCCCTCTCTCTAAGCGTGCGGGAGTTCAGCGAGTGTCAGCTCCCGGCCTGTCCCGCTGATCAGGTCCGAAAGCGAAAGTTTGCCGTCGAGGAAAAGCTCGGCACGGCGCGCGCCAAGCACCTTGTCGACGAACGACGGCGGTTGGCGTTTGAGGAAATCGGCGAAACTCGTCGTCGCGCTGACCGGCCCGTTCGCGGACGCGCGCGTTCCGGTCTCAGGTTCGGCGATGTCGAAGCCCAAATCGGCAAAGGTCTTCGGGATTGGCGACAGTACGCAGCGGCATGACCAGTGCGCCGGCGGCGCAAGAAAATCGACCTTCGTGCCGGTCAGCTTTTGCCCGTCCAGATCCCATGCGGCACCGTCGAGCGCGGCACACTGAACGCAGGTGTGACTGTCTAGCGTCGATAGCCAGCGGACGCCCGAAATGAGCCGCGCATTCTTGCGAAAAGTCGCGAGCCGCGCGTCGTTCGCGGCGGACATGACCGAAGAGTGGACGAGAGCGCGAGCATTACGCCGGGCAACAGGCAGGATGCCGGTGGGGTCGTTACGAGAGCCCACAATGCGCGCAACGATCCGCTCGTTTGTCTCGCCATTGACCACTCCCTGTCGCACCGCCGCGGCGAACTTGAACGCCGTGTCTTCGGCCTGCTTCTCCCACCATGCCGATGACGGTGCGCCGTCGATCAGCACGTCCTTCGTCAGGCTCGCGAGGCGTTCCGCAGTCGGTGTAGCAATGCTGGCTGGAATCGCGTCCTCAAGCGCCTGGACGGTCTTTTCAGCGACGATCAGCGCAAGCGCGTGCGTGTCGACCGTCGAGGCGATCTGCGCGTAGGCAGGGTGAATAGCTTTCTCGGCATCGTCGATCAGCGCCGCGATCTCGCGCTTGCTCGCTTCCGACAACACGTTCGAATTCAGAAGCTGGCGAAGCTCGCGTTCCAGCTGGTTTAGTATCTTCTCGACGTCGGCTGTCTGGCCGGCCGCGAGCCGCTGCAACTGCAGGGCGTGGCGCAAGATCGCGTCCCGAAGCTCTATCTCGCTCATTTGCGAGTCCCTGCTCGATGGAAGCCCATGTCTTGCGGTACTCGCATGATTGGCTCGCCGGTCCTGGTCACCAGCCCAGTGTTTACGGCGCGATGCTCATCAACCGTGAGCGATAGGCGCTGCGGCTCAACATCGTTCCAGAGCGGAGTTTCCACATACAGCGGCTTTCCACTTCGCGTGACGTAGCTGCTCATAGGTGCGGACGTTTCCCGCCGTTGATCCAGCCGCGTGGAAGAACGGTCACCACCGTCGTTCCTTCGAGTATCAGCTTCGCGCCGTCGCCCATGCGAACGACCGTTGCGCCGAACGCCGCCGCCTGATGGACCGCAGTTGCGCTTGATCGAATGCGAGCCCTTGCTTGCGCCTTGGTAACTGCCTCAACCCGCTCCTGATAGCGCTCGACCGCATGACGAGTGACACGCATCACGCTGCCGCCTGATCGCCTGGCTTGGGCTGTGTAGCCGGACGTGCCGGGCCCTGTGCTTCGATCTGCGCCTGATGCTCTTCGAACGTCTTGTCGCCGGCCACAACATCGCCGCGCTGCATCAGTTCGAAGAATTCCTCGTCGCTGAGTGCACCGGCCTGAACCGCTGACACCAGCGCCAGCAATTCGCGACCGTCCATCAGCGCAGGCATGAAGTCGCGATTGATCTGATAGGTGATCTTGCCCGACGCACCGGCCCATTCCGCGAACACGCGGAGCGCCCATTCCAGCGCCTCGCTGACCGACTGCACGATCTTCGCGAGCACGCTGTTTTCGCCCTGACGCTTGATCTGCGTCGCGCCGAGCGTCTCGACCTGCTTCGTCTCGTCGGCGATCATGCGCGCGCCCAGAAGCGCCATCTGCTTTTCGAGCCGGTCTAGCGCCTTTTCAAGCGCCTGCAGGCCAGTGCCCGTAAATTCGAGGAACGTCGCTTTCGCCTGCGGATCGGGAAACACCCACGCCGACTGCGAGCCGATGTAGAACTTCTCGCCTGCTTTTTCGGGCGTGTAGCCAGCGACGACCGGCGTCGGCAGGCCGGTGAAGTGCAGGCCGTGGCGATAGTCGGCATTGACCTGGTAGTGCGCGACGTTCTTGTCGACGAGGTCGATCAGCGGCGGCTCGTCGATCTCGTCATTCTTGCCGCACGCGCCGCAGATCACGAACGGGATGAAGCCGAGCGGCTTGCCGTTCATCAGCGGCGTGAATTCCTCGAGCAGCACGTCCTGCTCTTTCTCGACCCGGAACACGCGCTGACGATATTGTCCGTTCACCAGGTCGAGCACGCGATAGCGGTCCTCGGCTTTCTCGGCGAATTCGTCAGCCGGATCGGGAATCTGCGCCGTCTCGCCGAGCACGACCATGCTCAGCACCCAGGCATTGTTGACGCGGGTGAATTTCCAGTTGCGGATGCTCTCGGCGACATAGAGCTTCAGCGTCGGCCTGAGCCCCATCTGCTGAGCGGCCGCGACGGTGATCGGAACAACGTTGCCGTCCGCGCCTGTCACTTGCCGGGGATGATCGACGAGGATGCCGATGCGTCCCGGCCCAAGCACTTCCTCGACGCATTCCTTCGCGAGCCCCTCCATCGAGGTGCCGGACATGGTGACGTCGTCGAGGTAGCTATCGATTGCGGCCGGCACGTCCTTCGTCGGCGGCTTGCGGAAGGCCATTCCCGACAGTGCGTCGATCGTGCGCCACGTCGCGTTGAAGAAGTCGCTGCGCTTGACGCGAGCGCTGTAATCCTCGCCCTTCTCGTCCTTCAGCTTCGGCAGGTAGAGCGGCCCTGCGGCGTGCATCGCGTCCTGTCCGGCGATGGTATCGCGCACCCGCTTCCACCGCGGCGCGAAGGTGTTGTAATCCGGATGGAGAGTGCGGACGCCGGGCATTGGCGGCGAGATTAACTGTTGCTGCGCTTACCCGGTTAGGTTTGGCATCAGATGCCGCCAATCGCGACCTTCTGCATTGCACGGCCACGCACCGGGAACTTGTACGCAATGAAATATCCAGCGGCGTCGTTCGAATGGTCGAGACCGCTCGTCTTGTCCGGCTCGCCATTCTTGTCGTAGGCCTGCTTTTCCAGGCACTCGACCAGCATCGGGCATTTGTCGACGTTGACGCGTAGCCTGCGCTTCACGGGTTTGCCTCCGCGCATCTCAAGCGCCGGGCCCTCAACCTCGGAGCAGATCATCTGATTCATCGCCAGCACGCGGTCTTTCACCGCCGGGTTACTCGCGTTCACCAGTACGGTAAAGCGCGCAGCCCGCAGCAGCGCGATGTCGCTCTCGCTCGCATTGTTCGACTTGCGGCTGTTCCCGCTGGCGTCAGGATAGACAAAGATCGCATGACCTTCGAAGCGGCTCTTGATGCTCGCAATCATGGCCGGAGTGTCGAGGATGCCAGTCAGCTCGTCGACCGCGTGCGGCTCGCCATCGCGCAGCACGAACACGACGGCGCTCATCTTGCCGACATTGAAATCCATGCCGATGTGCAGCGGCTCCGATGTCTGGATCGTCTCGCTTGAGGCGTTCAGCGTGCGATCAAATTCGGGATAGACGCTCCCGCTGGTGAGGTTCACGAATTCGCCGTCGAGATACGCCGCGAGCAGATTCGACGGATAGGACGCACGCAAGCTGTCGATGTAGCCGTCGGGCAGGTTTGCCGCGTTGCTCATTGTCGACGCGCGGATCAGCCGATAGCCTGGCGCCGGGTCTTTCTTCCAGCGCTCATAGACGAACCTGAAGCCTTCGGGCGTAGTGGCTACGCCGACCGTGTTCTTCGCGCCGTCCGGTTTCTTCTGTCGGTTGCGCGCAATCGCTTTGTTCCAGACCTCGCGCGCCTTCTCGGTCGTCAGCGTGTCGAGCTCGTCGAGGATACTGTCAGCGACCTCGTACGCGACGATGCGTGCAGGGTTATCCATCGTTCGAAGGATGATCGCGCCACAATTCTCGATCTCGATCAGGCTGTCGTTCTTATTGATCTTGAAGCGCGCGCCGATGCCCGTCAGAATTTCATCGAACCTCGGCAACGCCATGCGCGCAACCAGGTCGTACGTGGGCAGGTAATAAGCTACGTTCAGCCGCGGATATTCCCGCTTGAGCCTGAGCGCGCGCCAGATCGCGGCGTGCGACTTGCCAGCGCCAAACCCGGCCACCATTGCCGGGAACTGTTCGGTGGCCGCGACAAATTCGTATTGCGGACGGGTGAGACTAATCACCGGGCGCGAGCGTGATTGCCGGCATTCCGATCAAGTCGACATTCGCATCGACCTGCATCGGAATGAGCTTGGCGGCGATCTTGTAGAACTCCGTCGGATTGTCTTTCGCCCATGCCTTGAAGTGGCCGTGCCCATCGCCTGTTTCGGACTGCAAGTCGGCGTACACGCTCGAAATGGCGTCCTTCATCGCCAGCGTGGTCTTGTTCTTCACGCCCTTCGGCCGCCCCTTGCCGGCCTGCGCGATGAATTCTGGCGTAATGCGCCCTTTTCGATCCGTTTTTTGCGGCATAGCGGCTCGCAAATTACGCGCCATCGCCATCGTCGCCTAGGCTTGGCGTAAAGCCCTTGCGTTTAGCGATCTCGATGACCTCCGCGCCGGTCTTCCGCGAAATGCCTACCATCCACATGCCGTCCGCTGATCGCGAGACGGGCCAGCCGCCATTGCGCCGCAAGCGAAGGAACTGCGCGGCTTGCTCGACAA